AAGGGTTTCTTGGGCTTTAGACGATCCACGCAGGATGTCCGATATGCCCATAATCTCGTAGATCGATTGCTTAACCTGTTCTCTGGCTGCGTACAACTCCCTCAAGGTCATAATGATCTGCGAGGTGTCCATCATGTCGATAGCGCCTTTTAAGCCGCCCTTTTCCGACATTGCCGCCCATCCAGTGACAGGGAATAGCTTGTTGTCCACGCCCTCGCTAAACATCCGCGCCAGCTCTTTAAACTCAGCATTGAACACGCCAACCGCTTTACAAGCCTTGGTTAGCAAGTAAATGCGCTGTGTTAAGTTGTCCAGCTCTTGTGCCTGATCCTCGTACTCACAGTAATCAGGTACAGGAATCATTGTGCCGGTGGTGGTGGTTGCCATCAACGGCTTAGGGCATGGGAAGAATTCTTCCAGCTCTAACGGGTCATCACGCTCATCTAATGCTTGTGGATAACCTTTGGCAATCCAGCAAACCTTAGCCGTGCGCTTGTTCCAAATTTCATAGACCATCGCCTTTTTGTCGTAGGTCATCTTGGCGGTCAATGGATTCTTGCCGTCCATGTCGGTGTTTGAGCTGGTTAGGCTGACGTTGTTAAATACGTCACCAAAGCGCTCGACACCCTCCTCCTTGGTCATGTAGACAGCGCGAGCCACCCACCAGACCTCATCCCATGTGCGGGCGGGTGAATGCAAGAAATCTGACCAGTAGACGTAATCAATGGGGCTGTGAGCCGCGTCAATGCGCTCTGTCGGGTCTTCAATCGTGTTGTAGACCTGCGCCTCATCCTGTTCCATCTCGCCCTCAACCTCAAGTCGGTCATTGACAATCACAGGCTCGTACCGAATCCATGCTGTACCGCGACCGGGCAGCAATCTATCTTGCACCGCACCACTCATTGCCGCATCAAAGTCACCGAATTGGGTGGTCTCGTATTCCATGACACGCTCAAGCATCGTGGAGGCCAATCGACCCACAGGGTCTTGATCCATGTATCTGCGTGAGACTTCGGGCTTGGCTTGTCTGCCGTACAGGGCGGGGAACAGCACTTGGATGTTTGACCACAGGATGTTGAATTTCATCCTTGGCATCTCAATAGCGTCCCGTTCATCCCGATACCGCTTGACAACCTTTAAGCCGCGCTTTTCCCACTTATCAAATATCTTGATGGCGGTCTCAATCTGGTCGTGCCAGTACGGGCCTGAGTCTTCCCCCTCGTATGCGCCGTTTTCTGCGTACATATCAGTTACCGCTGGCAAAGAAGAACGTCACATCTAGTGTGCTGCCTATGGTTGCGTGTAGGCTTGATCCCACGTTGGCAGGGAATCGGTGAAACCCAATGGCTGGCGTGATCGTGCCAGACATGACCGCACCGCTTGCGCCACCATCCTTGAGCACCAAAGTGCCTGAGCTGGTGTTATTGACGTAGAAACCAATCAACTGGCAAGGGCCAGTGCTGACTGCGCCTGTGCTGGTGATGTTTTTGTATCCACCTACTTCTGCTACTGGCTGGCTCATATGCGTTCCTCTTTATGTTGCATCTCATAGTCCCACAGCTCATCAAGTGTGATGGTTTGCAGGGTCTTGCCCTTGGGCGGTGTTTGATCTCTTGCCTCTTGTCGATAGGCTACTGCCAACATTCTAAACGCATCTGCGGGGTGTGAGCACCAGTCGTGGCGTGGAGTTTGACGAAAAGTTTTCTTGTCCTCATCGTATTCCCGCTGGTATTGCCTTAACGCTTCCAACCCCTCATCGCATCTAGAGTCAAAGTAACAGATGGGCAGAATCATTCGCACCGCTTGGATGCCGTCTTGTATGCCAATCTCAGGCACTATTGCCAGTTTGCTCATGCCGCCCAGATGTACAGCCAATTGCTCAACAATCGACTTACCCCCCGAGGCCAAGGTTTTAGCTCTGGCATCATGCGGCAAAAAGTGGCGGGTGTATCGGTAGCCCTTGGCTATGACCGTATTGGCTAATTCCTCAATGCTTGCGCCTGATACAGCGTAATAGTCCATTACCCTGATCTCACCCCTAACCACCTGATACCACCAAATTGCGGTGTCATCCCGATAACCTAAGTCCCATGCGGTGTAAACCGGCGCTTCAGGCTCAAACGGTAGCTCACAAATCCTGCCCTCATCATCAGCAAGGCGCATTTCCTGACCGTAAAACGCACCAAGGATGGCGGCATCAAAGCTGCACTCATATTCTTGGTCGTATTGGTCTTGGCTTAACTGTGACCGAGCCGCCTGCAATTCTGAGTCGGGCAATATCTGGGACACGCTTGCGGGCAGCCTTAACAGAAACCAATCAGGCACTACTTGGCTTACCTTATAAATGTCGTGAAACTGATTCTTGCCTTTTGGCGTACCACCAAACACCGCCCAACCAAGCCGGTCAGACAATGTGGGGCGAATGACGTTACCCCAAACGCTGGGCTTAAAGTCACCGTATTCATCAAGGTAAACGCCGTTAAAACCTAAGCCCCGCATAGCATCTGCGTTGTCAGAGCCAAACAGCATTATCTTTGCGCCGTTCAGCAGCTCCACCATCAGGTCGGATTCGTTGGTGGCTTTGGTTACTGGTGCGGCGTAGAACTTGAGGTAGTCCCATGCCACCCGCTTGGCTTGGCTACGAAATGGGGCAATGTAAGCATATTGGGCTGACCTGTTGCCCTCGGTAATAGCTCGTTTGATCAGGTCGTTGATTGCCGCTACGGTCTTTCCAGCTCTACGGTGGGCAACCAAACAAGACCAACGCTCAGTCCTGTTGTGAAATGGCATAAAAGCCGCCCTTGGGCTGTAGGGCAGGATTACTTCACGCCGCCCCATGTCACCACCATTTCTACCGGCCCGTCATCTTTGCCGGTGATCTCAGTCCTTGCCAGCTTGGGTACATGGTATTCAACCACTGATTGGAATAGCTCAAAGGCTTTGGCAGGATTGGGTTTTATGTCATGCTCAGGAACACCCATAGCAACTTCATCAAGCCATTGTGCAAGTCGGTGGGCGTTACCATCCACAAACATCGCTATGGCCTCTCTAGCTTGCGCTGTGACCTTATTAGGCGTACCCGCAGACCTACCGCCTGCTTTCTTTCTAGTTTTAACTACTTTAGTTTCCATGATAGCTATTTCTTACCAGTTTTCATGTAAGTTTTAAGCGAATTTAACAATTCCAATTGATCGGGCGAGTAGTTGAGCTGTTGGTTAACTGATTCAGGCCATTGGTTAACCGTAAACCCTCGTAGTGCGCTGTCTATGGTGTTTTCTCTAGCTCGTTGTTCGCTAAGTCCTTGTCGAATTGATTCATCATAATCAAGGGCTTCGTTTTTTAGAGTTCCCCATTGTTCTGGAGTCATTGTTTGCATTAACTTATCTCGCACCATATTGGCGTAAGGGTCAACATGAAGAACTTCACCAGCTAAATCAGCAACTGAAAAATTATCAGGTTGGTGAACCGTTACACCCAATTGGCTCATAGGAAAATCGTATGGGCGTGTATTTCTTCCCATAGCGTCTGGTGCGCCTGTTTCACCGCGAGGCCATGTTTCTGCATACCCTTGTCCTTTAGCCACTTTGACAACTGGTTGATTCATGCCAATAAAAGGGTATTCTTGTTGAGCTTTGGTCAATAAATCAGATGCGTATTTTTGATTGTTGCGCGAAAACTCAAAAGGGTCTTCTTTTTGGGTAAGCGCCGCAGCCATGTCACGGTAATCAGCCATCAACCGTCTCCCGCATTTTGATCAGGCCGTTCATCATTCGGCTTTTAGTATTGTGCCACTGCTTGCTGAAATCACAATCTTGGTAATGGTCAAACTCAGGTATGCCTAGCGTGTAGTGCGCTATCTTGGCGTTTTTGTTGTCTTGTTCGCCCACTAATACGTTCCATTCTTTCGGTAGCTCACCGATAAGTGAATCGGGCAACCAACCGAATCGGTGAAGCTCTGCACCTGTGTGGTCATCCACAAACTCAAGTGTTAATACCCTATTCCTTGGGTGATCACAATTCCAAAGTATTAAACTCGACCAGTTCTTTCGGGGATAGTCCCGATTCGCCGCTTCCATCGGTGTGCCAATGTATTTCCTTGGGTGCTTGGTCTGATATTCATGCTTAACCACCTGCACTGCCTTGGTCGGGTCAAACAGTTTGCTCAGGTCAGCAATGTTGGACAACATCAGCATATCGCTGGCATCCATAAATATTGCCCTACCAGAGAATTTAGTGAAATAGGGGACTAGAAACCGCTGATAGGTAAATGCGTTTGTGCCGTCCCGTTGTGTACCGTAAAGCGGTGTTATGGCGACTGGCTCGCTGGTGCGCTCAATCAGGCTCTGGCAGAACACATGGTAGCCAATGGCCTCCCGAGGGTCATAGCCAGCGAATATCCTGATCATTTGAATGACAGTAGATAAATTGTGCTGTCCACCAGCGCAGCGATCTCATCCACAATGTTTTGCAAATGGCTATCGTCTGGCAAAGCCTCGCGGTTTTTCTCAATGTACGTTTTGATGCTGGTCAGGTACTTAACAGGGTCTTTGGCATTGTGGAAATTCTCAGGAAAGTCCTTGATCTTTTCGTAACAGCCCGAGTAAGCCTCTGCGTAAGTGTCAGCTAAGTCAACAATGGCGGGGTAATATTTACCCAAAGCCTTGTGTACAGCGTAAGAATCGGTGCTCAGGTGCATGAAATGCGTCACCGTGGAGCTGTGAAACAGCGTGGAAATGAAGTCGGCAACGTCTTTTTTCATGGTCATCCTTAAAGGTTGTTAGTGGCTTCCATAAAGCAGGATTTGGGCGCAATTCAACAACAAAAAACTCCCACCGGAGCTAAACCGCTTTCCACCAACACGGCTGGAGACTGGTTGAATTCACCAGCTTAAAGTGACAATCTCCATGCGTCTTGGCAAAAAAAGCAGGGGTCAATGCCCCTGCAAAGAAGACAACTGCGGCTCAATTGTAAACGCTGGAATGGGTACGTCAACAGGCCATAAGCCTTGGACGTACAGTTTTTTTACCGTGGCAATGTGCGCTTGTTCCCACAATTCTTGGCGTTCCTCTTTACTCATGTCTTTGCCTTGATCAATCTCGTAATGGCATTTCAGGCACAGAGCCGCCACCAGATTGTCATCAGCCTTAACACCCCTGCCTTTGCCACCACCCCAATTTGTGTGTGCGGCCTGCACCATGTTGCCTGACCCGCAGGCTTGGCAATCAAGCCCCGCCACCAGCTTAAGTAGCTTTTTTGACCTTACATAATTATGTTTTTGAAACATGGGTACACTTCTTTTTGGTTGCCGTTTTAAATGCTTGCGGTGATTATTTTGGGTCGGCCTTGTGCCGATCCCCTTTTTATTCCTCTAAAGCCCGAAACTTAACGCCCTGCTGTGCGCCAAACATGGTTGACAGCTCAATGACCTCGTTCATCTCAGCCACGGTCATTTTGCTTGTCCTTGCGCCAATGACCACAAAGCCGCCCTCAATGCCGGGGACGATTTTTTGTTTTTTCAGCGCAGCAGTCAGCACATCTTTCCATTCCTCTTTGTGTAGTTTTTGACCATACCAAACCACTTGCTGGGCAATGTCCTCAAGATTTGCCCACATCAGCCGGTTTTGCTCAAGGCTTCTCACTTAATCACCCCAATCATTCTTAAAGCCGCATCAGGGCTGTCTACAACCGCCAATGCGCCCCCTTTCCAGCTTCCATGCCACCTTATCTGGTCTTCAGTCAAAAGTCGCGCAGACGGCGCTTTAAAGCCGTCTTTAACTTCAAATAAGAGGGTTTGGCCTTTAAAACCCACCAGCAAATCAGGCGTACCCTTGCCAACACCAGCCAAAGACTGCACCGTAGCGCCAGCCGCTCGTAGCGCCGTAACCACCGCTTCTTGATTTGCATCAATTTTTGCCGCTCTCATTCATTCTCCTGCGTAATTCGTCAGCTTCAGCTTTGCCTCGGCGTTTTTCAATGTCTTCAATCGTTTTTAGCCACCAAGCGTAGGCTTCTTTCTTGCCAACCGCTTTGATTTTCCTTTTGTAGCGATTGATCCAGTCCCTCGCTTCCATCGTCCGCAAGGTCTCCTGTATCTCTAAGCGCTGTTCTGATGACAGATTGGCTAAATTGTTCCCCGTCTTTAAGTCGGGAGAGGATGCTATTGGCGACTTGTCTGTGCTCATGGTTCATACCAACTCCAATGAAAGCTGGCTAATTCTTTTTTCTTGCAATGATTTATAGGCTAAATTCAATTCACAACCAAGGTATTGCCGCCCAAGATTTTGTGCTACTTGTGCCGTTGTGCCGCTGCCCATAAAAGGATCAAGCACTATGCCACCAATTGGTGCGCCTGCCATGATGCAAGGTTCGATTAACTCTTGTGGAAATACTGCAAAATGAGCTCCAGCATAAGGTTTTGGGTTTACTGTCCAAACACTACGCTTGTTGCGGTCTTCAGATGGTTGCCAACCATTTGCTAATCCATCATTAACAGACTTAACATCACCTTGTCTAAACTCAGTATTTCTTGCTTTAATTGGCGCACCACCTCTTGCCCCAACTGCATTTTCTTTAATGGATTCATGGTCATAGTAATACTTCTGCGACTTACTCATCAAAAAGATGTATTCATGCGCCTTAGTGCATCTGTCTTGCACCGATTCAGGCATGGGGTTTGGCTTGTGCCAGATGATGTCCTGACGCAAATACCAACCATCTGCCCTTAATGCAAATGCCAACATCCAAGGTATGCCAATCAGGTCTTTGGTCTTTAAACCAGTTTCATGCAATTTATCTAATTTTCGGTCATTGGCAGGCATATTGTTTCTGCCCTCACGTTGATATTCTGGGCTTGCTCTAGCAAATCCATTGCTGTTGCAATAACTGTCGCCAATGTTGACCCATAGTGTTCCATCATCTTCAAGCACATCCCAGACGCATCGAAAAACCTCAACCATTGCGGCAATGTATTCCTCTGGCGTTTCTTCCAATCCAAGTTGTGAATCAACCCTTGTAGCGCCGCATTTGTGGCAATTGGTAGATGAACCCCCACGGTGTGCTGTTTCTGGTCTTAAAACGCTTGTACCACGCTTTGGATCGTTCCACTTGGTCGGCATAGATATGGAATGTTCACAAGAATCGTCCCCGCCCTCCCATTTTGCTGTTCCATAGTCACGCAAACCGTAATAAGGTGGGCTGGTTACGCAAGTTTGTGCTTTGATACCTTGTTTTTTCCAGCGGCGCATGGTTTCTCGGCAATCACCAAATTCAATTTTGTTCATCTTTTTCCCCGTAGTGCATCCAATCGAGCTTTTACGTCAGCAGGCATAGGCACAGCTCTGGCTCTGTCTTCTGTCAGCTTGTCCAAAATGTTGATGGTTTTTTTAACTTCAGGTATCTCAGCGCCATCCCAACGGCGTTGGTTTAGGTAAACAGCAGGTGAGGGTATGTAAGCACCGCCGTCTTTGCGCCACTGGTCGGTGGTTTTCATCCACTCAATGTGCTTGATTATTTGGTCAGCACAGCTATCACAATAATACTTTTCCCACCGTTTCAAGCAATCAGACTTGCCGCCCTTTCGGGTACTGGTAGGCCATGCAGCCCAGAATAGTTCAAAGTTTGTCATCTTCTCTCCCTTATTGCCTTTTGGTGAATGTTGGAGCAAAGCACAGCCTTACCGTGATCAAAATCAAAGTTCGC